GTCCTTATCACTCCGCCCGGTTTTATGCGAACCTGCTGCACTTATCTGACTCTGTGCATTGTCCGAGGGGGGGCGGCAACCACAATCTTGCCTGCGATTGTGTAGATTTAGTCAACAGTTTAGGGACGTACGACCACTGGTCCGGTTATGAGAAACGAAGATTCATTCCTCAATCACCATGCATCATTCTTTATAGACAATGAGCTAATGTCTTACGAGTTGAAATGGTTACGCCCCCCCGGGAGGGGGGGGCGTATCATGCTCCATTCTCGCACGCGGCTGACACTCCCAGCAGTGCCAGAGGATTCTGTCCGAAATGCTCATATAGGAATTAGAGGACCTATTCATTGTATTCACCTTAAATCACCTTATAAAGGGTCACGAATAAATGTATACTAATATAAAAGGCCATACAAGCTCCTAATAAGCGTATGATAAACAGCTTCCAAAACGACAAACCTTTGCAATAAATCTCATGACACTCGTCTTACCCAAAAAGGAACTGTATAAACCTGCCATAGTCATTCTAAGAATAAACGACTCTCTTTTGCAACATATAAAATATGTGCTCGAGGTTAGGCCTGTTATGCGCAGTGTAAGACTCGCATATACCGAAGAGTTACTTCACTTCGCTGACACGCTCTCTAAAGTTGTACAAGTTTTCATCGATGTACGCCTTAACCCTCTTGGGGAGCTCAGCTTTGTGTCTTGTTGATGGATCATAGTAAAGTTTTAATTGCTTCACCAAATGCACATCATGGTCAAGATTAAAAGTCTCTGGGTAGTTTACAAGAGACATACTAGCTTGTGCTTTGAATAACTCGACAGCAGTTACATGATCAACGCTTACTGTAGAGACGACAGGGTTTGAAAAGACCTTGTCCAATCTGCGTGAGACATTAATCGACTGTGGAGTCGCTGTACCATGCGTGGAACAGAATTCTATATAACCCGAAGCGGCGGTTAAGCCATCACAACATAGCCCGTAGCCACGTGGAATAGATAAGGTGTGAACATTCTTCTCCTCATCTGGGGTCATAAAGAAACGCGGCATGTTTGCCGTCATCCAGTCATATGCGGCCCGCGATCCGCAAAACTGGGTATCATCGCCCATGGCAATGAACTGCACTTGCCCTTGCAGTTAGGAAGGCATCTGAGCAATAATGTCTTTTACGACCATGATAGTACAGAAAGTGTTACCAAGAGTGGTCTCAAGTGCCACTCCGGACTTCACAGTACCGTCTAGG